AACTCTAGTACCAATTTCTTCATTGAATTTAAAACAAGCAAACCCTTGTTCGGGACTCGTCTGTATCCAGTACACCCAATTTTTATCTCTATTCATAACAGATGCAGCGGGATTATATAAATTTGCACTATTTCCATCTCTAAAAATTTTATTATAAAATACCTTGAAAATTTCTGGATAAAAATCAATGTCAAAACCAGGATTGAGCATTTGAACGGCGTTATAATCAAACAAAAGCCCGTAATCAAATCTCCCCGTAATCAAACAATAACTCTCATCAATTTCTTGCATGACATATTTTTCTCCATCGTCACGCAGAATTCCGAAATAGGCCTCCTGCCTGAGCATTTGACGAAGAATGGTTTTAAATTCTTTTTTTACATCGAATTTATCGAGAAAATCTTGGACTATTTGTAAATCACCCTTATATCTCATTGTCTTATAATCATCTGGTTCTGCATTTATACAAACATACGTCAAATCAAATGACAACATGCCAGATAAATAATATAAAATACGCTTATAAAGCATATTTGACAACTCGAAAAATTCACTGTATCCAATTAAATTTTGCTCATTGTTCTTCGGGTCTGCTAAAGCCTTGTCAACCTTATCAGATGTCACAGCTTGCGGATGAAGTGTTATATTTTTCATAATGTCATTCGTCAGCATTGGATTGTAGACACCAGAAATTCCATACTGAGGAATCACACCACCATATAAATTCGATGCAAATTTCAACACATCCCACACGTCTTCAGCCGAAATTAACCCATCATCATTTTTTTCATCTTTCTTAGAAGGAGATGAAGCCTTTTTTGTTCTAGCCATATTTAGTATTTTACCTCCTTCAACTAAATTTTATTATATTTATTATTATATTCACTATAAAACCACGACGCTATTCAATAAATCATCATCATGATTGCCCTCTTCTCTCATTATATCCTTATCCAAAAAACTAGCAAAATAATTTGCATAACTCACGGATGTATATCTATCTTTACGACCACCAGATCGCTCTTTTAATTTGATATTGCCTGAAATAATACTCATCGATAAATTTATACATTCATTGATAAGCAATGTTGTTTGAATATAAGGATTCATAAAAAAAGCCTTCAAAGCAAGTTCGTCATTTGCAACCATGACTTCTTTATTATGTTTCAACAAAAAATCTTCGGCGGCGGTCTCATCCAAAAGAAAAGAAAACATTTTTTTTTTCAATTTATCTCTAAAATCAACAGCAATATTGCTATTAAGATTTCCGGTGGCGGATATGGGGTAAATAATTGGAAGAGCATTTGCGCCAAGCGTTCTTGCTACTAATTCAAGATAAACCTTTTCTTCAATCGATTCATGTTGCATAACCGTCATAGCAGGATATTCAATTCCGCGCTCGTCGTCTTTTGTGACAACGCCCAACTGGTCTAAAATAGAACAAATTTGTTATCCACACTGTTTTTTATCAGCATGTTCTAATAGTTCGTTTCCTATTAGTTCGGCATATCTTTTTATCTTTTTGAGAAATTTTAATGATTAATTGGAATCATCGTTTTTCACCGTGAATACCATTTTCTCAAAAAAGATATTGCGGCCTCTTGGTCTATTATATCTCTATCATAATAACATTTTCAATATGATGATAGTTTCAAGACTATGCTCTGCCCCTGATTGAAATTTTAAATTCGATCTTCGGTTCGGATTACCATTTCAGGCTTCCCGCTTAATTCCGCAAATTAATTACCCCAAAATCACTAATGGGGAGGACAACTATTTTTATCCCTGCATTTTGAATATCAAGTACGATATTATCCCCTTCAAAATCATAAAAAATTTGTTTGATTCGTAAACCTTGTTCAATTGTGTTTTTTCCAGAAAAACTTTCAATATAACAAACTTCTCTATGATAACCATGAGATGTTGGTAAAAGTCTAATGCAACTTATAATCGTTAAATCATTTGTTTTTCCGGCACGAGTTGCAACATCCACCGACACCAATCTAATTTCACCATCAATTTTTAAAATAGCATAAGGATTTTTTTTTGTATTATATGTGTCAGCCTTTTGCGGATAAAAACCCTTTTTTAAATCCCTGAGTTTCGTAAACATACCTAGTTTATAATACGAATCTCCGCTTTCACCAAATGGAATATTCAAATATTCTTCTTGATAGGTAACTTCATCCATCTTGGTTTTTTCACGTTTAATTTGCTTCACGGTTTTTATACCATGCTTGATGGCTACCATTAAATCAGTTGCAAAAAAATTGGCATTGTCACCTTTCAACATCGCCTTTATCGTTGATAAACTTTCTTTATACCACCACTCTGATTTATGATAAGCAGAGGAAATAAATACTTCTCTTGGTTCTTCAATTAAATGACTATATTTATCTATTTTTAAATAGGGTGCTTGTCTAACGACTAAGTAAGGTCGAATGACGGAATCCAAAATATCTTTTGAAATCAATCTAAATTCTTCCATGATAAGCATGGATGCTCTTCCACCACGAGCCGAATCTCTGCTTGGAACAACCCTAATCACACTCCCATTATGAAATTGACATTCATATAAATTTAAACTTGTTCTAATTTCAGATATTTCTCTTGCAACCATAGGGTAACGATTCGCAAGCGGCTTTATTTTTTCGGTAATAATCTTCCCGGCCTGCTCTTTTGTTAAAGCCACCACCACAATTTCAGAACCTGGATACAATATGGCTTTCGCAACACTAAAAACCCCTAATAACCAAGTTTTAGCTGCCGCACGACTGCATATTGCCACGAAAGAATCCGAAATAGACATCATATAAATCCATATAATCTGATATGGATGCAGTTTTATTCCTAAATAATGTTGCACGAATCTGTGCATATTTCTTCTGTAAAAAGTTATCCAATCAATTAACCTGTCTCTTCTTGAACCAATTATATCTTCTGCTCTCGTCATTTTCTTTGGAGCTAAAAACAAGTTATTTTGTCTTGATTTAGATTTATTTATTTCCCGCTTATTTCTAAAATTAGTTATCGCCGTCATTTGAATCTCCGATAATATCTATTCCATAATCACCCTCTGATGATGCAGACGATAAATCTAATTCGGTGGAATCCTCGCCTTCATCAGATGCCTCAGAAATATTGAAATCTCTTGAACCCGTAATGAAATTTTTTAAAGGACGAGTAACATAATTTTCCCAATATTTAGATAAATTATCAACATCTTTAAATAATTTATCATTCTCATACCATTCAGCGGGAGTTTTAGTTTCAATTTCTTTTATCCAATTACCAAATGTCTCTTGCGCCCCCGTAATTGCGGATGCGTTTGCAGGATCAAGTCCAGCGGTTTTCACAGTTTCTTGAAATTGTTTCATCAATGTCGAAGTAGATTGACCACTTTCCCTTGCCTTTTTTATATCCAATAAAATAAAGGCTATTTCTCTCAAGAAAATTAATTCTGAACGAGTATCATGTTTATGGGTGGTTTTCCATTGCGCCAATTCATTTTCAAGAAATTGATAATCTTCCCATTCCAAACCAGTACCCCAAAAATTATATAGTTCTTTTTTATATTCGGAATTTTCATTTACCAACGCATCTTCATCACTTGGCCGAACATAAGAACCATCAAACTCATACGTTCCATTTATCCCCTGATTTAAGCTCAAGAATCTTGCCAAATGAATTTTATACATTCCAAATAAATTTTTTTCCAATGCTTTATCACCCAAAGTTTCAATGTGGGCTTTCAATGATTCCACAGATTTAGAAGAATAATAAATATTGAGTATCTTACATGTTTTATTTATGGATTCAGATAGAGAAGAATTTGTTGAAATCATAAATCCATTGAAAATATCATTAACACAAGATTTACACACGCTCAATTTACCATTTGTATCCAATAATTTATCTGGACTATCATAAAATTCAGAAGGCGGTTTTTGTAAAGTACATTTTCGACAGTATATAGTTTCATCTTGTTCTTGTTGATTTAATCTGCGAGACCTTATCTTGCCCATTTTCTTTTCCTCCTCTTTATCGAAAAGAGTAATCATCTCAATTTTTTATTTATTTATTTATTTATTTATTTATTTATTCATTTTTTACTTAAATTACGGTTATTATACATGCCCCATTAGACAAGTTTATTTCTGTTCATCAATAGAATTGGAACACACTATTTAACAAGTATGAATACAAAATTTTTTATTATTGTTATTCATATTCCATAGCCTTAAATTAAAAAAGACACCTTGCAAGGTGTCTTTGAATCATGGAGCTTTCAGGTGGAATTGCACCACCAACTCATCGTTACAAAGGATGGCTTTGCTAATTAAACTATGAAAGCATTTACTTATTTAAAATACCCATACTTTCAATATAATATAAATTATACTCTTTCAATTATTTATTGAAAATATTTTTTATAGGGTGTATGCATAATAATAAATTCCCCCTCCCCCTTAAATAAAAAACCGACCACATATACAACTTAGGGTTACTCAAGCCCACATACCGTTACAGCCGAATAGCAGTCATCGTCGCCAGTTGTATAATTAGATGTTCAGGTCAGTTAAAAAAATTTATTTTATTGAACCCCCGTAAACCAAGTTTCAATTAATCCCTTTTCAGGATGCCATAAAAATGACATTGTTCCCTGCTTTGCACCAGTGAAACCGTTAGCCTCATGCCAATCATCGGGAACAGTGATACTTGGTAAATACCTCATTATGACCCCATCAGCCTCAACACTATGCTCATGATGCAAATGCCCTAAATGTATTTCCGCATATTCTGTATTTCCAAATTCTTTTCGCGCCTCACGCTGAATAATGGATTTTATATTTTTGGGCGGCATATCACCATGAATAAATGCAACAAGAGATTTGCCAATTACTCTATATTTTCTAATGTTATGATTCGCATCAATTACAACATTTTTATTTTTACTAAAAGCAATTTCAACGGCTTTGGCAATTGTGTATGAACTAGATTTATCATGATTACCATAAATATTTATTACTTCCACCCTAGTTATTTGAGATAATTGTTCAATTACCCAAATAAGTAGAGATACTGCATTATCCCAAGCGTCTTTAAAATTGTCGCCATAGGTTACAAGAGTTCCGCCAGTTGTAGTCCTGTTAACTCCATCGAAATGCATGATGTCACCCAATTGAACAAGCATTATTTTTTCAAGCGAGAGATTAGATGTTCTCTCTTTTATGTCTTGAATCAAATAGGTAATTCTTTCTCTTACCTGTTCAAATGTCAAAGACTCGTTTCCAACATGCAAATCGGCCAAATCAATTTCAAGAACCAAACCATTATTTTTATATTGCTTGGTTTTTAAATTGTTCGCATAATTTACTGGTTTGTATTCTTTGAAAAACTCGTCTATTTCTTTGAAAGAAATATCATTCATTTCACGTCTAACAAGTTTTGTCTCAGTATGCATCATTGGAACGACCAGAATTTTTCCGCTATCTTTTACATCCCCATTTACAACAACCCCATCGGATACATTCCAATCAACCCTGCGATCTTTACGATAACCTTCACTTGTTCTTACGGTGAATTCTTTTATTTTCCAAATATTAGTATCAATATTAAAAAAATTGATTACATCTTCTTTTGTTCTAATTCTTTTTGAATCACAAACAACATGAATTGTATCATCTGTTTCTGTAAATGCGGTGCTTTCCTTTTCAGCATTTGCTTCTTTATTGCCCATGAAATTTTTATTTCCAGATTTTTTAATGCGAGACCAGCGATCCTTTAAAACTTTTCCCGAAGAAATACCATTTTCTTTTGCAATCTCTTCCCAAGTTCTAGAATCTTCGCC